TTTTTTTTTAGTTTTTAACTAGGTTATACGCCTAGAAACCGATATGCAGTAAGCACCTTATGGAAAAGAAAGACAATTAAGGAAGAAAGGAAAACTCACTGTCTAAAATGAATCTGCCATCACGTAGATTGGCTATAGGATAAGAGTAGGAAAAAATATTTGACATGCCTGTGCCAGTCAGCACGAGAAGCATATGCCCAAGAACAAAGGCAATCAAATATGTTCTTACATTCATCGTAAAGCAAAGGAACGTCTTGTGAATCACGCAGATACATTGCTTGTACACCAACTGTCTCCTTGACACCAATCTTACGAATGAGAGTGATGGCATCACGCAACGCCATCTGGTACTCTCTGAAAGATTCATAATCTTTTGACTTTCGTGATGTCGCACGTATAAGCATGCGGTATATGTCTAAGGTCAGGAGTCCTTCAGACCAGACAAATCCACAGAATGCGTTTGCATCTGGTGCAACATAATAAAGATCAATTTGAGTGTATTTCTTGCATTCATTCCAACGAGCTAAGGAAAACACAGGTTCAATACACATGTCAGTTATGTCATCTCCTTGACCAACAATGACCCGTGGACCAGAAACGGAAACACACCAAAGATGGTAAAGCATTGTAACAATACGGTTCATTCTCTCTGTGCGAGTGCAACCAGAAGGATTTTGGTGGGCTGCTGTAACGGCAACATTCTTTCCTTTGAACGCCCCTTGAAAGGTGTAGTCGTCATACTGTTGCAAGTACGACCAAGGTATACCAGTGACACGGTTTAGGAAGGAACTAACCATATAAGCCTCTATCTCTTTCATCTCTTTATCCATCTTGACCACGTCACCTAGACTGGGTCTACCACCAATGAAGGAAAGACGACGAAGTTCTGTGGTCATCTCTGTGAGAAACTCTTCGCGGCTCTGTCCATTGGGAGACATGACATACACCTGTTCATCTTTGCGATACATGCGATCTAAAACCGCCGCAATAAGTCGTTCAACAAAAATAAAAGATGTGGTGACAGCTATATGGGCTGAAGCGACACCTTGTCCAACAGAAGAAAGTTTGAAACCTTTGGTGTAGTTAGCTGGCTTGAGATCGGACTTAACAGTGAAGCGTATTTGATTCCAATCAAAAGATGTTTCGACAGGCGCACCCTCATAACGTTCAGGGTAGTGTCGGAGTTGAGAATCATCCATGAGCTTCTGGAAAACTTCACCAAAAATTTGTTGCTCACAGATGCGATCTGGATCAATAACCTTTTCAATCGCATTAGTTACAATGCGATCAGCCAGATCAATTGCCTCAGGTGAAAGCCCTATAGGTTTAGACTTGCGATCACCAACACGGAATATTGCGGTGTTCACCACCTGAGCGACATTGTTAGCATTTATATCATTGCCCAGACCTATGTTGTGTGCGTAACCCGTAATGACCTGAGTCTGCACATGTCCCTTGCGTGTGCGAATGCTAAGGATGTCCTGAG